CCTTAGTTGAGAATACCGTAAGAAAAGTTTTAGATGAAAAATTAAATCAAATCCTTACAGCTCACCAAACTCAAACAATGAATGAAAATTTAGTGTTAAAAGTAGGTGACTCTGTTTTCAAAGGAAAAATTACTGGTGTTAATAAATCCAAATAATTTCTTTTTTTGATATATTTTCCTTATATTATTAAGGTTAATATATTATAAATGTCGAAAATCAAAATTTTAGCAATTCCATCAGATAAACACGGTGTGGGTAAATTCAGAATCATGGACCCATATAAGTTTATTGGTGAGAATTATGCAGATGAAGTCCATGTGGATATCACATATAATGCGGATAATAGAGATGAATACTTTTTAGATTACAATATCGTAGTATTCCATACTTTCATTCATCAAACTACACATGACCACAATAAGGAAAGAATCAAGTGGTTACAATCTAAAGGTATTAAAGTTATTATGGATATTGATGACTTATGGTTTGTAGACCAAAGACACCCAATGTACCATACCGTAAAAATGTCTAAGATTGGTGAAATGAAAGTTGATTTACTTAAATCTGTTGATTACATCACAACTACAACACCTATTTTTGCGCAAACAATTAAACAAAGATTAGGATTATCTAATGTGCTTGTTTTTCCTAATGCAGTAAATGAAAATGAACCGCAATTTAAAATTGAACCTAGCAAATCAGAATTAACTAGATTTGGTTGGTTAGGCGGCTCTTCACATTTATATGATTTAGAGTTGATGCAAAATGGTATTTCATCTATTCACAACTCACACAAAAATAAAGTGCAATTTGTTCTTTGCGGTTTTGATTTAAGAGGTACAGTTACAGAAATTGACCCAAATACAAAACAACAAAAACAAAGACCAATTACACCAACTGAAACAGTTTGGTATAAATATGAAAAGTTTTTCACAGATGATTACAAGGCATTGAGTGATGAATATAAAACATATTTAAATTTATTTACTGAGAAACCTGAATTTAATGATGCAAATGAACCATATAGAAGAAGATGGACTAAGGACATCACAACTTATGCAACTAACTACAATACTTTTGATGTTTCATTAGCACCACTTGTTGAATCACAATTTAATGCTAATAAGTCACAATTAAAAGTTATTGAAGCTGGATTCCACAAGAAAGCAATTATCGCAAGTGAGGTAGAACCATTTACATTAGATTTAATCTCTGCGGTTGATGAAGGTAAATTTAATGATAAAGGAAACGCATTACTTGTAGGAGCTAAGAAGAACCACAAAGATTGGGCAAAACATATGAAACGTTTAATTGAAAATCCAAACTTAATAGAAGATTTAGGTAATCGTTTATATGAAACAGTTAAAGACAAATATTCATTAAAAAATGTTTGTCAAAATAGAGTAGAATTTTTTAAATCAATAAAATAAAACAAACATGTATTACTTAGTAACAATCGGTTATGAAACCGAACAAATGGACAGAGAAGGAAACCCACGTATTAAAAAAGTTAAATACGTATTGCAAGCCGAATCAGTAGAAGAAGCAACTATTGTAGCTTCAAAATACAGAGCAGGTGACATTCGTTCAAGTGAAAGTATCTCAATTGTGAAAATGCCAATTGAATGCGTAATTGACGAAAAAAACACACCTGAGTATTATAAAGGCAAGTAATTATTATTAAAACCAACAGATGGACTTTTATAGCAAAGAAATTCAAATAATGAGACAATCACAAAGCAAACTTGCATTAGAGTACGTCGCATCTGTTGGTATTAAAATTACCGTAGAGGAATTACAAAGAATCACAGATTTATTTGTTGAATGTTGCCTCAGACCACAAGACGATGACTTAAAGAAAAGAATTAAAAGTCTTGATAAATGGATATCAGATAAAAAACTTGAACAATGACAAAAGAAGAAGCAGAAGATTATATTAAAAAATTAGAAGCATTTGAAAAAAACATCAATAGTGAAGATGATGATGAAGAAATTGACTTGAACTTTTTAAGTGAATTAGATGATTTACTAAATAAGCTTAATAGTGAGATGATATCTTCAAAAGCTCAGAAGAAGGAGTATTCAAATGAAGATTTTGACTTTCAATTTAAGGTAAATGTAAATGTGAAAAAGTTAAATGAAAATGCGGTAATACCTTCTTATTCTAAAGAGGGTGATGCGGGCATGGATTTAACTGCAGTGGATATGAATATCACTGAAGATTTTATTAGTTATAAAACAGGATTAGCATTTCAAATCCCTAAAAATTATGTTGGGTTATTATTCCCAAGAAGTAGTAATAGCAAAAAGGATTTATTATTAACCAATTCTGTAGGTGTGATTGATAGCGGTTATAGAGGTGAAATAGAATTTAGATATAAAAGAACCGTTGCAGATTCAGCTAAAATATATGAAATTGGTGATAGAGTTGGTCAGATTATGATAATCCCTTACCCTCAAATAAAAATTATTGAAGTTGAAAATTTAGAAGAGTCAGAAAGGGGCGAAGATGGGTTTGGCTCAACAGGAAAATAGATATATTTATAGGAAATAAACAGAACTTTTAAAACAAATATTTTGGCGTATAAAACAAAAACCAAAAGTACCCCACCACCCGTATTAGTAGAAGAGAAAAAAGTATCACATAAGGATAGGATTAGAAATATCATAAAACGTCCTAAAGAAAAGTTCTTAACAAAAAATCAGGAAGAATACTGGAAAATTCTTGAAGAAAACCAAATCACATTATGTTTCGGACCTGCAGGTGTAGGTAAATCATATATCGCAATGAAAAAGGCGGTAGATTTGCTATATGATGACAACAACAAATACGAAAAAATTATTATTGTAAGACCTGCGGTAGAAGCTGAAGAAAAACTAGGTTCATTACCCGGTGGTTTAGAAGAAAAATTAGACCCATACATTTATCCATCATATTATTTACTTAATAAAATCATTGGAAAAGAACCAAGAGAAATCTTAAAAGACAATGGTTATATTGAAGTTGCGGCCTTAGCTTACATGAGAGGTTGGAACGTGGATAATACCATCCTTGTGTTTGAAGAAGCACAGAATGCGACCCCTGCACAGATTAAGTTATTATTAACTCGTATCGGTTTTAATTCCAAGTTTTTCATATCAGGAGACTTGGAACAATCCGATAAGTTTAAAGATAAAACAAAATCTGGTTTATACGACGCAAAGAAAAGATTAGAAGGGGTAAAAGGAATTGGTGTTTTTGAATTTGGTAATGAAGATATTGTACGTAATCCTATTATTGGTGAGATATTAAGAAGATACGATTAGTATTGACTTATCTTAATTATCAAGTTATATTTCCAATATGGAAATATTCATTAGTATTGACGGTGTTTTAAGAAACACAATTCAAAAATTCGATTATCATTACAACGACGCTTATTTAGATTCTGAATTAGAAGAAGGTAATACTTTCGTGTATAATATCGAAGGTAATGTACAAAACGACAATTTACTGAATTATTATAAATTTCAATCAAAAGAGGAGTTTGATTATTTTACATTCATTGAATATCCAATTGAAATATTTGGTCATGCGGGTTTAAGTTATTCAACAACTTTTACTGACTTACATAAAGTCATGTTTGATAATCCACAACACACTTATACCTTAATTGGTTTAGATGAATTAGGTAAAGCAAAACCAGGTACATTATTCTTTTTATCAAAAAATGGTTTTTTAGGAAACAATATTAAATTCATAACAACAAACGATATTGAAAAAAATTGGGAATTATGTGATGTTTGGATTACCGATAACAAAACTATTTTAGATACAAAAAAAGAAAATAAAGTCGGCATAAAATTCAATACCACTTATAATCAATACTTTACTAATCAATTAGAAATAAGTAAATTAACTGAAATAGAAACTATATGTCCAAATTTTATAACGCAGGAGAAGGCTACTACATTGATATCGAATCAATCACAGAAAAATGTAGAACAGGAAATACAATAAAAGAAGATGATGGTAGTGAAACTACTGAAGTAAACATTTTTAAATATGAAGTATTAAAAATGTGTATTGATAGAGTTTTAGGTGACTATGAAGAAGAAGATGCTGAAATGCTAAAATTTGGAAATGGAAAAAGTTTATCATTCCAAATTGCTTTCAACACATTAATTAAAAATGAAATTATAATAGAAGACAATGAGTAATCAAGAAAATTTTGAAAAATTAGAATCGGCACTAGGTCGAATTGAAATGAAAGAAAATGTAATTTATTTTCTTACATATGACACAAAAAATAATGCTAGAGCAGCAATTAAGCACATATATGATATGGCGTATACATTAAAAGAAAATGGATATAACGCTAAATTATTAGTGGAAGATAGTACATATTCTGGCGCTGCATGGTTGGGTGAAAAATATAAAGACTTAGAAACAGTAACAATCAAAGAAGATAAAATTGAAATCAAAATTGATGACGTTTTAGTTGTACCTGAATATTATTCTAATGTGTTACAACAATTATCAAATATCAGATGTACTAAAATTATGTTAGTACAACAAAAAGAATATATTTTTGAAACCTTAGCAATTGGTAGTAGATGGAGTGATTATGGATTTGATAGAGTAATCACCACAACCGAGGAAGCTAAAAAATATATTATGGATATTTTCCCTGAGAGTTTAGTATTCATAGTTCCACCAATTATTGGTGATATTTTTACACCAACAGAAAAATCTACCAAACCATATATTGCAATTAGTGTTAGAGATAGAGTACAACATAGAAAATTCATTTCTGAATTTTATATCAAATTCCCACAATTAAGATGGATAACATTTAGAGATATGGTACAATTAGATTATGCTGATTTTGCAAGTAATCTAAAAGAATGTATGGTATCATTATGGGTTGATGATGAATCAACGTTTGGTACATTCCCATTGGAATCGATGAAATGCGGTGTCCCTGTGGTGGGTAAAATCCCAAAAACAGAACCAGATTGGTTATCTGAAAATGGAATGTGGACATACGATGAAAATAAAATTGTAGAGATTTTAGGTACATATGTTTTAGCTTGGGTTGAAGGTGTTGAATTGACGGATGAAGTTAAAGAAAAAATGAAAGAAACATTATTACCATATAGCGAGGAGATTACAAAAAATAACATTATTTCAATTTTTAATTCATTTAACAATAAAAGAATTGAAACAATTAAAAAAGGTTTAGAATCATTAAAATTAAAAGAAAATGCAGAATAAAAATATTACAGTAATTTTACCATTACACAAAATTGACGAAGATTATAACAAAATGTTATTCAACGCAGTTAAAAGCGTTGAGGATTTCCACAATGATGTTAAATTATTAATTGTTTGCCCAGATAATGTTAAGACAGAAGTTGATAAAATCACATTAAGTGAAAAGTTAGAAATAAGTTATAACGTACACACAGGTGATACCGATTTCTGTTCACAAGTAAATCGTGGTATTCAAAATTGTGGAACTGAGTGGTTTACAATTCTAGAAGTCGATGATGAATTTAAACCAATTTGGTTAAAGTCTATGACTCAATATGTTGCTGAGAATCCTGAAGTTGATGTATTCTTACCTATTGTTAAAGATATTAATGTAGAGGGAAAATTTATGAGCTTTACAAATGAATCAACTTGGGCTTATGGCTTTACAGAAAAACAAGGTTTTTTAGATAATGAAGTATTATTAGATTTCCAAAACTATCAAACAAGTGGTGGTTTATATAGAACACAAGTTTTAATTGACAATGGCTTATTAAAAGAGAATATTAAGTTAACTTTTACTTATGAATTATTTTTACGTTTAACAAACAACAATGTTAAAATATTAACTGTACCAAGAATAGGATATGTTCATTTAAATTTCAGGGAAGATTCACTTTTCTGGCAATATAAGAACAATGAAGAGACAAAACTTTCGGAAAAAGAAGTTAATTTTTGGTTAGAAACCGCAAAAAAAGAATTTTTCTTCACCAATAAACGTGACGTAAATTATGTAGAAGCCTAAGATGCCAAGAAAAAGAACCCAAAAAATATATTTTGGGGAGGATCAAGAACAAGCGGTAGTACGATACTTAGAATCTGAATCCGATGACGAACGTAACAAGATATTCAATGAATATTTAAGAGAACCCCTGATTATTATGGTGGAAAGTATTATCCGCCGATACAAATTATATAGAAAAGATATGGAATTTGAAGAAATCCATACAGATACCATGTCTTTTCTAATAACCAAAATAAGCAAGTTTGACCATACAAAAAATACGAAAGCGTATTCATATTTTGGTACAATTTGCAAGAACTATTTGATGGGTGCAATCCAAAAGGATACCAAAGAGCAAAACCGCCAAATTTCTTATGATGATATATCATCTGACCTTGAAGAGAACGAAAGTCATTCCTACGTCATAGATGAATTTGTAATTGACTATCGAGATGTTATTATCAAATTAACAATTGAATTAGAAGAATTTATTGAAAAACAAAATTTGAACGAAAACGAGCAAAAATTAGGCTATGCTCTATTAGAAATATTCGGAAATTTTGACAAGATATTCCAAGTAGGAGATGGTAATAAATTCAACAAAAACCTCATATTACTCTCATTAAGAGAAATGACCTCATTATCTACAAAAGAAATCAGAATCGCACTAAAAAGGTATAAAAGACTTTATGATGGGATTTTAGGTGGGTTTTTGGAATAAATCTATTTATTAGATATGAGAGAGAGAAAAAACAATATTACACTAGACGTTGACTCTGCATTAGCTTTGATGCAAGAAATCTACAACGATGTTGTTGAAAACAGGAATACAGCTTCTATCATCATGAAAAAAATGTTAACATTTATGAAAGATGCTGAAGATATGAGTACAATTGGACCTGTTATTAAAGAACAACAAAAGGTACTAAACGACCTCACAGAAAAGAAAATCTCACTAGTTAAATTACAAAGTGCATTGTTAAAACAAACTACGAATGCTGGTGGTAAAGGTATGCCAATGGGTAAACTTGAACTATCAGAAGACGATAGAAAAATGCTTGAACAGCTAGTTAATGATGACGATAACAAATCAGATAACTATTCATTATAATGTCGTTAAAAGATACTATAAATAAGGTCAATGCAAAGATTTCAACTATTAGCAAAAGTCTACAAGCTGATGATATTGCATTAAAAATAGACAAGAGTTCACAGGACTTATTCTTACGTGATGTAAAAAATCTACAGAATAATTTAGGTAATAAATTAGAAAATTTAAAAGCTAAATTAAAAAACAAAAAGTTAAAAAAGAAAAACAAAACTAACATTTTTGAGGAACTTATTAAAACTGTTAGTTTATTTTTGGCCGCTGGTAAAAGAGCAAATGAAACTGATAAATTCGCTTCAACTGAGAGATTAAAATACCACGCTTATGCTTCAGCAGAAGTTACAATGAAATCTGCAAGAAAAATTGTAATGGACTGTGCAAAAAAAGTATTGTTTGCTGGTGATGGTATTTGTGGTGACGATAAATTTTTTGATTTAGCGCATGATTCTGTTATATTAAAACCATCAGAATTTGATTTTTTTAATATGTTTAGAGTTCCACCTAATAGTGACTATGGAAAAATCATGTACGAAAAATTCCCTACCACTTCAGGTAAAGAACAAATTAACAGAGAAATGTATAGTGCATTTACCTCAACTAATAACATTTATCAATACGATACATTAAGTAACAAAACATTATTTGTTGCAAAATGGGATAAACCTAATCAACATTTTGTAATAAGTGGTTTATCAAGAAACTACACAGGTTCAACAACACAAAACCCAAAGTTAGGTGAATTTTTTGACGATTATTATTCTAATATGGAAATGCCAGACTTAGTTAATATAGTCAAAAATGCTATGTTTTTAACATTGAAGTGTGCTAAGGTAAGCGCAGATAAAACTGGAATTAGCATTGGTGGTAACCCAACGGGTATGGAAGATAACTTAAATTTTTCACCTGATTTAGATAAAGCAATTAATGAGTTCGAAAGAATGATTAATAAAATATTTGAATTTTGTAACGATAAACCAGTTGTAATGGGTAAACAAACAGCATTCAAAATGTTTGGTGAAGCGGATGAAGATGCAAATTTTTATTTTGATTTTGAGGATGTTGAAGGTATTGACTTAGATGAAGAAGATGCTAGAAGACGAAAAGTATTAATTTTTAAAGATTGTGATAACTTTGAAGTTCCGTATAATGTAAATCATATGGAAGATTTCATTTATCTAGAAGGAAAAAGACCAATCAATGAATGGGTTAATTTAACATTAGATAAAGCGGGTAGCGATGCATATGAACAATCTTATGGGGGAATACAATTACCTGATTTCCAAATATCATTACATTTAGGATTTTTAATTAATATTCCAAAAGCAATTGTAATGTCTATTCTTTCACCAAAAGTAATATTACCAATTGCAATTATTTATAAATTATTTGTTGGAACAATAATAGATGTTAAAGATTTGTTGAAGAAAATGAAAGAATTTATAATGTGTGTTATAAATGAATTATTTTGGAAATTTATACGAGAATTTTGGAAAAGAATTAAAACTGATTTGAAGAACTTTTTATTAAGAATTGTAAGAAAAATTTTAAGAGATAAATTAAAAAGATATTACTTAGTTATTGCAGCTTTAGTTGCTCTATTAAAGAAGCTATTAGATGATGGAATTGAAACGTGTGAAGATTTATTTGAAGTAATTGGTATGGCTATTGATATTGCTTTAGACGTAGCAGGTGCTAAAAATTTTAAAATACCACTACCATTATTATTGCTTGCAGACAAATTACCTGGTTTTAGCTCAGTTAAAACAAGCATGGAAGCACAAGAGAAAATGTCAGCAATGGGAATCCCAACAGGTACCGTAAACGGTGAACCAAATTATCTAACCGCAGCATTTGATGCATTTAATCAAGCTTATACCGAGAATTTATCTAAAGCGCCATTTATATCAACAAATAAACCAATGAAAGTTTTAACACCAGGGGGTCCTGGTTTGGTATTACCTATGCAAGGTGAAACTGGTGCATTATTAAAAACATAAAATGGATAGTCAAAAATTAATAGATATAGCGAATGATGTTGAAAGTAAATCAAATAATGATTTATTAATTGCAGCTAACGAATTGTATGAAGAATTTGAAAACACAAAACAATTAATTATTGATTTGACTAAACATTTAGATGGTGTTGAAAGTTTGTATAATAAAGTTAATAAAGAAATTGAAAATAGACATAAGCAATAATGAAAATAATAGATATTGGTAAATGTATTGACAACAAAGACCCATTAGGAATTGGTCGTATTAGATTTAGTCGATATAATGATTATACTGGTGAAGTTGAAAGAGCATTTGAATATGAACCATGGGATGATAGGGACATATTTGTTGCTAATCCGTTTTTACCTAATAATATTAATTTCATTCCTGAAATTGGACAGTCAGTAAAAATTATGACATATAATGCAGATAATGATGTCATTAATATTGAATATATTGCAGGTCCTTTTAATACTATGTATGATTATAACGGGCAGACATTTAGTCAGCAAGTTTCACATACAACGTATGGTATTTTTAATAAAAGAAAGCCAAATATTTTTACAAAAGACGGTGAATATGTAGATAAGAAAACTGAACATGCTTTTGCAAAAGAAAATGATTTTGCAATATATGGTAAAAATGGTTCAGATATTTTAATGACTGATAATGGCTTAGTTTTAAGAGGTGGTAAACTACTTTCTAAACAAGCAGCAAGTGAAGTTAATAGAACTAAATTACTTGATTTTCCTATAATGTCTAAAAAAACTTCTAAATTATTTTTGAAGAAGTTTCCAAAAAAAATGGTTTTAGAAGAAGTAGTATCAAAAGAAATAAATACAGAATTTAAAGATATAAAATATATTGTAGAATATAGTTGTAGAAGTAACGCAACAACACATATTGGTGAATTATACGCTGATGATGAAAACCCAATGTATATAGATTTTTACATTTATAAAGTTACAGATTCAATTGGAAATACATTTAAAACAAACTTTTTTTCGAATACAACCTTATATCAAAGTGCTGCTGTAAAACTTATCAATGATGAGGGAAACAATAGTTCACCTACATTTACTGTCACAGTAAATTCGATTACAAATGCATATGCTGAAATCAGACATAGACTTTATGAATTACATGACAAAGGGTTTTCAAGTTTATCTACATTTTACAAGGACGATGATATACACCCTTTTTATTTCAAACCAACTACTGAGTTTGCAAATAGAGTATTTCCAAACAATGACAGTGTTGATAATAGATTATTGATATTAAACAATATAAATGTATTAAGAGTCGGCCCTAATCATGGTTTAATTTTCGATAAAAGCCGAGCAAAGCCAAAAACAAACGAAGTCCTTGTATTAAATGAGGAGGTAAAAATTATACAAGATAGTCCTGAACAGACATTTGGTGCTATAACTGCGGATAAAATTTACTTTCTATCCACAGACTTAGGAGACAACGCACTAGAAAATCCAGTACCTTTCTATAATTTAAACGAATACGAGTATACACAAGCTGATTATATCAAAAAAATTGATAAATCATCATATTCAACAGTCAGGGGTGAGAACTTACTTAGATTATTAAATTCCATGATTAACGTTATTTTCACTCACAGACACAACCCTTTAATGCCAATTGTAGGCCAATACGACTACGAAGAAGGAAACGAACTAAAGGAGCTTTTCAAAACAATTGAAAACGACATTCTTAATAAATCGATTAGAATTAACTAATTTGATATTTATAAAGAAAAACAAATGTCATATTTTCGTTCATATTTTGAAAAAAACAACACGATTATAAAGAATACTTTAATCAATACCGCAAAAAACCCTACAACAGAGATTTTTTACGGTACAGGATTTTCCAAATTTATTTTCAAAATTGATTTTTCTGATTTAATTACAAAAGTGGCTAATAATGAGGTTATCATTAATTCAGACACCAAACATACACTACATTTAACAAATACAATATTTGGTGACGAAACCTTTAAAGGTGCAAAGAGAGGTAATAGCAAACAAAGGGCTGCGTCATTTGATTTGATTTTATTTCAATTAAATGAGAATTGGGACGAAGGTATTGGATTCGATTATGAAGAAACAGGATTTGATTACAAATCAGGTAATTTTAGCGTGTCAAAAATCCCCTCAAACTGGTATTATAGGAACACAGTAGAGACATGGTCAGAAGAGGGAATATATAGCACCGGAACAACAATAATTGATACTATACACTTTGACAATGGTAACGAAGACATCAATATAGATGTAACAGATTATGTTAATAACATTTTAGAGGGTGGTGAAGATTTTGGACTTGGTTTAGCATTTGCGATACATTATCAGAATATCAATCCAGATTATGACAAATCCGTAGCGTTTTTCTCAAAATATACACAAACATTTTTTGAACCATATGTAGAAACATATTTTAATGATAGAATTTTTGACAATAGACAAAGTTTTACGGTTTCGGCCCCTCAAAGCTTATATTTGTTTGTAACCAAAGATGGTAATTTTATAAATTTATACGATTTACCAACTGTTGATATATTAGATTCAAATAACAATCCTATTCCTACACTAACGGGATTAACAACGGAACATGTAAAAGAAGGGGTATATAAGGTAACTTTTGGTATTTCAGGTATTAATTGTAGTGGTAAAAACTTCTTTTATGATGTTTGGAAAAATTTATATTTCCATTATGGAGTGCCTATACCAGATGTAAAACAAAAATTCATACCAAAACCTTTAAATTCTGATTTCCATATTGGAGAAAATCCAACAGAATTTGAAAGATATTCTATACAATATTATGGTATACAACAAAACGAAAAAATCAAAAGAGGTGACGTAAGAAAACTTGTTGTGAATTTTCGTTCAATCAATAACCCCAATCCTAAAGTAATGGATGAGGCTTATTATAGAATGTATATCAAAGAGGGTAGAACTGACGTAATAGTACACGATTGGACGTTATTAGACACAACCAATCAAAATTACTTCACAATAGATACGTCTAGTTACATCCCTAGAGAATACTATATTGAAATTAAAGCTCGCGTAAATGGTGAAGAAATACATTATCACGAAGCTATTAAATTTGAAATTTTGTCAGAAAAATAAAATATTTATATATTATGAAAATATTAAAACTTAGCGAAAGCCAATTAAAATCAATAGTAAAACAAGTTATTGAGGAAAACGAAATGAGGGAATCCAATTACATGTTTTTTAGTAATTTAGAACAAATTGAAAGACAATGTAAATTACTTAGAAATATGGACCCTAGTGTCATAGATGAAATTTTGAATAACGGTCACGATTGGGCTGACGACCATATTACTGAAGCAAAAGTTAATATGGACCAAGTTTTTGATTTCATAATGAATGAAACAAAAGGTAGTGGTGAACAGGAAGTTCATGCTGATATGGACCATTTTAGTATGAACGAGTCTAACCAATTAGATGAAAAATGTTGGGATGGATACAAAGCAGTTGGTAGTAAGATGAAAAACGGAAAAAAAGTACCTAACTGTGTACCGACAAACGAAGCTAAAAATCCCGCACAGCAAGCAGCTATTGCTATCGCTAAGAAAAAAAAGGTTCAAACATCTGAAAATGAGTCATATGAAGAAATAGACGAAAGTAAAAATTGTCCAACAGACCCTGGTAAATGGGCCGCATCAAAAGCCGCAGCAAAAGCAAAATTTGATGTTTACCCGAGTGCATACGCGAATGGTTGGGCCGCAAAGAATTACAAATCTAAAGGTGGCGGTTGGAGAAAATGTAAATAATATGTCTGATTTACTACAAGAGGAAGTATCAAAAATTAGAAAAATGATGCTTTTAGAAGAATTAGTACAAGAAGAAGGTGCTAAGAAACTAAAAGCTACTCTCGATATATTAAAAAAAAAGAAAAAAGTTTTATTACTAAGTTGTTCTAACAGATACAATTGGGACGACAAAAATATTGACATACCTAAGTCTAAAATTATTGCAACATACCTGAAAGAAGAATTGGGTGAAAGTTGTGTAATGATTGATGTTACAACACTAAAAATATTACCATGCGAGGGTAATGTTTCACGTAAAGACGGTAATACTTGCGGAGTTTTAAAAGCTAAGTTGAAAGATAAAGATAAAAACCCATCAGGTGAACATAGATGTTGGGTTAATATTAATAGTAAATCAGATGAACTTTGGAAAATTTCAAAGGAATTACTAGAGTCTGATGCTGTTATTTTCTTTAGTTCAGTTAGGTGGGGACAAACAAACATGTACTATCAGAACTTGATTGAAAGACTAACTTGGTTACAAAATAGACATTCAACATTAGGTGAGAGTAATATTTTAAAAGACATTGAATCAGGATATATTTGTGTTGGTCAGAATTGGAATGGTGAAATCGTCAATAAAACACAAATGGAAGTTCATGAATTTTTTGGATTTAAAATTAACAAAAACTTGTATTGGAATTGGCAGTACACAAAAGACCATTTAGATGAATCTTTAGAATCATACAAAAATTCCCATAAAAAATTCATAGATAATATGGGTTTATAAAATATTTATATAAATGAATATTATAGTTTCTAGAGAAGATTTAAAATATATCCAAGAATCAATTGATTCAGGTGAAGTTTTACAGGAAGACTTGAGAAGATGGTTCAAAGAAAAATGGGTTGATGTTAGCAAAAAAGTCAATGGAAAACATCCACCATGCGGTAGAAGTGATGCAAATGGAAAATCTTATCCTAAATGTCGACCATCAAAAAAAGTATCAAAAGAAACACCAAAAGTTGCCTCATCTTATGATAAAAAAGAAAAGAAAGCAATGACAGCTCAAAAACGTAGAGCAGAGAAAAAGAACCCTAAAATTGGTAAGGGTAATAAACCAACAATGACACATTATAACGAAAATATGGAAAAAAGAACAATCATACAAATAACTGAAAGTCAATTTAATAGACTATTTGAATACAATGAAGAAGTACCAGTTTTAATCTATGAAGATGAATGTGGTTCAGTGCAAAACACTAATTTTGAATCTACCAACATGCTTAATGAAGCCGAATACCAAGGTCGTAAAGTTCAACTTGGTAAAATTATGCAAGGAGATGTTAAGAAATTCAAAGTATATGTTAAAAATGATAAAGGTAAGGTTGTTAAAGTAAATTTTGGTTTTGGTGGTAAATCTGCAAAAGGTAAACGAATGGTTATTAAGAAAAATAACCCCAAAAGGCGCAAATCATTTAGAGCTAGACACAACTGCGCAAATCCAGGTCCACGTTGGAAACCACGTTATTGGGCTTGTAGAACTTGGTAATTAAGACATTAACCTCATTTTAGACCAATACCATATTCTTTCTTCAGAATATCTGTTTAGAGGTTTTGCTTCTTTTTTTTCAACTAATTTTCCTATTTGTATTAAATCATTTTGATTTCTTATATCTATACCTATATTAAATCCCCCCTCGTTTTTTTCGTATTTGGTCTCTTTTAAAGGGATTTCGTATTTCCCTTCATCATATAATTTGAGCATTTTGACCATCTCATCTTTCTTGATTTTACAGTCAATTCCTCTAGATATTACCATTTTTTCAAGTACATCTAGTCTCAGCTTACTATAATCTACTATTTCACTCATTTGCACAAATATACAAAAATATTTGAACAATAAAAAACCCCCGATTTCTCGAGGGTCTTTCATTTTTAAGATAAAGATTATCTTAAAGTATCTAATCCGTAAGATACGATACCTTTTACATCGATAATTGCGAAGTAACGGTTGTTTACCATTTTCTTTGCGTAACGAGTCATGATACCTTTAATTGGAGTCATGTTAAAAGGATTGTACATTGTTGGAGTTAATTGTAATGGCACATATGGAGCATATACATAACCTGCGTCTAATAATGACTTACCTTTGTGACCGATAAGAATTTTACCAGCTGGGAAGTAAGGATCACGATAAACTTGGTAACGACCTGCTAAAGTACCGATTTTTTCAATACCCATGTTGTATTGGTCTTGCTCTGGATGAGCGTTAGATACGTGGAAATATTCTAAATCGTCGAATACAGCAGAAACTTCCGAAGAAACAACAATCCAGTTTGCACCACCTCTTAACGTAGTCTTGTGGATTTGAGCAGATAATTGGTTAATCTTAGTGATTAACGTTTGGTTCCAGTCTTTTTGAGTGTAACCAACGTATGCAGAACCACCGTTACCGTATTTCCACTCATTGTAATCCCACTTAGCTTTCCATGCAGCACCTTTACGTAAGTCACGTAAGATTTCACGGTCAACTTCAGCAGCGATTTGCTCTGATAATAAAGCTGTTAATTCAGCTTCAGCATCGATGTTATGGAACGCAGAAACGTCTTGTGCTAATTCTGGAGACCAGCTAGCTCTTAATTTTCTTTCAGTTACAGAAACTGTTACAGATTCTAAATCGAAAGAAACTTCACCAATTGCATCTTCAAATTCTAAAGAAGCATATTCTCTCCAAGTTGCTCTAAACTCAGAAGCTGCTAATGTAGAACCAGTTACAGTGTATGGAGTGAAACCTGCAGTTGCATCGTATTTCTCGATATCAACTTGTACGTAGATAATACCATCTTGAGAACATACATTGTAGTAACCACCTGTGTTTGCACCTGAACCAAATGCTTTTTCACCGTATTCAACAATACCTTTAGCGTATTTTTGAGTAACGATGTTGATTGGTAAGTTATCAGCAGCAGTTACGCCTAAGAAGTTCTGTAAGTTAGCATCAGTTGTAACAACTTGTAAAGAAGCTAAGAATTCTTCAGAATCCATTGGGTTACCGTTTGGTCCGATTAATTTACCTTGACCATCAGCAGTAAAACCACTTAATTTTAAAACTACATATGATTTAGTTACACCAGTTGCAACAGCTGCAGATGTACTAACTACACCATTAGCGAATGTTGCGATACTCATAGTAGAACCAGTAACTACATTGAAAGAACCTTTTGAGTAATCAAAAAGACCTTGGTCGTTGTCGTCACTTGCTTCGTAAAAACGATCATAAAGGTTTTTACCTGGAGTGTTAGCGCCAGTTGTGTAACCATCTGTAGCTGTGTTGTTTCCAGTTACACCATTTGGTCCAGAGTATGGAGTGTAATGGTTGTTACTTCCGTCTCTTTCCTGAATTTTTGGAACGAAATAGAATAATTTACCAATTGGTAAGTTCATAGCTTGAACCGATACGATATCGTTAGCTAATAATTTAGAGAACACACGACGAATGATAGGGAATACCACAGTCTCAAAAGAACCAGAAGCATCAGAAACTGCTGCTTCGTTGATTAAATAAGACGCTTGGTTTTCATATAATTGCGCGATGTTATCTTTTTGGTGACCGTCAAGACCTTCTAAGAAGCCTAAGTCATCCCATTTTCTGATGGTATCTTCTTTGATAACACGTAAATGTTTTAATCCGATGTTACCAACCATACCGCTTTCTAATAATGCACCCATGTTTTGTATTTTTGTTTTTTTTTAATTTATTATTTTACCTTTCTCATCAAATCTTTCATTCTCGCGAATTGTGGATTTTCATAAGCCTTAGCTTCAGATAACATTTCTTGAGAAGCTGATGATTGAGGCGCGTTAGTGATTTTTCCTGCCACAGACTCAGAAACTGTTGTTTTTGCACCTAATTCTGTGATTATTGTTGTATACAAGTTTTTAGACTCGTTCATAGTAGAAACTGAATCAAATCTCTTTAAAATATTCAATTTCTCTTGTTTTGTCGTTGAATGTTCGGTGAAAATACGAGTAGCATAAGCTAAATTTGCGTTGAATACTGCAACTTCATTCAATTTTTCTTTGAATAATACTAATGCTTTTTTGTATTCTGTATTTTGGTTTCTCAAATTTTCAACCTCTTCATTTAATGAACCCGCTTTATTTGTATTCATTCCTTTGCTACCGGCTTTGAACTGTGTTCCACCGTTACCTTTTTTATGTAATGCAAATGTGCGTGCAGATTCAGTTGTTTCACCCTCTTTAGGTTCAACTTTTTTAGGCTTACTTAAACCTGGTAATGCAGATTCTTTAGGTTCAACCTTTTTAGGTTTACCTAAACCTGGCAAAGCAGATTCTTTTGGCTCAACTTTTTTAGGTTTACTTAATCCTGGTAAAGCACTTTCTTTTGGCTCTACTTTCTTAGGCTTACCTAAACCTGGTAACGCGTTTTCTTTAGGTTCAACCTTTTTAGGCTTACCTAATCCTGGTAATGCAGATTCAGTAGCTTCCATTTCATCAACTTCTTCTTCCTCTTCTTCTTCCATTTCAATTTCGTAGATTGTTTCTTCTTCCATTTCGTTCATCATATCTTCATCAGTAGACATAGATTCTTCATTCCAATCTTCGTCCATTTCTGAATCAGTATCCATGTCACCCATGTCAGAACCAAAGTCAGTATCAACATCTGATTCATCATCAGCGTCAATTCCGCCTTCACCATCTAACTTGATAATGAATTCATCATCACCAGTTTCAAGCTCAACTTTGTTTCCGTCTTTTTTAACTACAATACCATCTTCTGGTTTCATAGCTTTGAATACTTTAAGAACTTCTGCATCAGAAGCACCTGTCATATCCATAACGTCTTCATCTTCTGTATCCATATCTGTTTCTGCATCTAAATTCATATCATCAGACATTTCATCTTCACCGCCGAAATCGTCAGTGTCAACTTCTTCTTCTGAATCAACATCATCTAGGTCAGTATCATCTGAATCCATAGAATCTTCGTCATCGCTTGATTCGTCGTCGTTATCGAGGTCTGTATCATCTTCAGTGTCGTCAGCAGTTTCATCTGCATCGTCATCTGACATATCTTGTTCGTCCTCTTCTTTAGGCTCGGATGCAGAATCATCTACATCGTCTTCCTCTTCTTCCAATGATTCTTTAAGCAAATCCTTTAGTTCTTCCTTCATAGTTGAAGCAAGTATACCTTTTGCATTTTGCTTTACAGCTTCTTCAAGTGTATTGATTTGAAGTAACGCTTGTTCTAAAATTGATTTTTCGCTCATTGTGAAAATTTTGTTTTTATTATCTTATAAATATTACGGAATTATTAAAAATTCTTGATTTTAATATTACTGTGCCTATAAAATTGCTTATTTGGATAAAAACTTGTCTAAACCACCCATTAATTTCTTCATTCTATCGTCAACAATAGGCTTTTTTTCCTCAGCTTCTTGGTATTGGTCTCTATCAGATAAATCAGAAAAAATATACGCTCCTGGTGTAGATGGTGATGAAACTAAGTCAAAGCATACTAATTCAAAATCTTCTTGAACTATATTTTGACCTTTTATATTTTTTAACGAACCCACACCACGTGATGAAATACCTAAAGTAGCACCATTCATCAATAACATAGCTGCTTGGTCACCTTTAGTTGACACAATACCCATTTTCTTCCATCCTGGTGATGTGAATAATTTAATTTTACCCATTAACATTTTACCATCCCACCACGTTTCTGTAATTGAATGTGAAACTCTATCTAAATCAATAAGTGATGATGAAGGGTGGTTTAATTCGTTTAGAGCAATACCTTTTCTAATCATAGATTGGTATTTCTCGTTTTCTCTTTTTAATAATGTTTCAGGATAAATTCTACCGTTCTTATTAGGTGTATCGTACTTTTGTAAAACAGCAAAAAGGATTAAGTCTTGTGAAAAGTCTAAATCCCTAGCTTCTTTTAAAATATTTTTATTTTCTTCTGGTGAAATGTGGCCGGCGTCATATTCAATCAAAATTCCCGTTCCGGTTTCTTTCGGTCCTAATATTTTCATCTATAGATTTTATTTCTATAAATACATCAATATCAGCATTATTTCTTTGATTTGTAGAAATTGAATAAGTTTTTGTCAATTAAACCTTCTTCTAAAATAGTAATAATAATATTTTTGATTGATTCTTTTGTCTCTTTGGTTTTTACGTCAAAATGACTGTCCACGTATAATGTAATCTCAAGATTCATAAAAGACCTTTTTTCCAACTTTATCCCTTTTGTTCTAATATCTAAATCAACAATAGATTCTTTTTTAAATAAAGGGCTTTTAAGGTTATAAATTAATTCTTTAATTTTTCTTCTCGTTTTGTGAATTGTAAAATCAAAATCTTCATTTTCATTTTCTGGTTGCAACCAAGAATTTAATTTTAAATAAATGGTTTTAAGATTTTTAAAATCTACGGTACCATAACCGATTTTTACTTCATTGTATGTTCCTAATGGAATATACTTTCCTGTTTTCATTAATTCAGCATATTATATTATATTTTATGGTGTAATAAAAATATAAATAAAAAACACATAAATTCCAAAAATATTTTTATATATTTGTAATATACTTATTATTATGATTATTATTAATTTAGAAAACGAAAGGAATATTGAATCTGCTTTAAGAACTTATAAGCAAAAAGTTCAAAAAACTAAGCAAGTACAAAAACTTAGAGAAAGACAAGAGTTCGTAAAACCATCGGTTAAAAAACGAACCCAACGTTTAAAAGCAATCTATATTCAACAAATAAAAAATGGTCTTAGTTAAGACCATTTTTTAATTCATTCAATCTGTAATAATTATACCTAGAAGCGTTTATTGAATTTACTTCCTTTTTAACATTATCAAGTTTATTCTTCAAATCTAAATCTGAAGACTCTGTCATTAATGATTCTACTTGGTTGAGTATTGATTCTTTTAATTCTTTTGTTTTTACTGTTAATTCTTCGTTAGATAAATTTAAAATATTTTTCAACTCTTCTTTTTGGCTTTCGTTTAGGGTGTTATTGTATAAAACATTAAAATTATTTGTTAAAATAGCATTTAATAAACTTTCATTTGTAACAACTGGTCCAGATTCTGGTTTAGCAGTTTCTTTTACTGTTGTCAAATGTTCAACTAAAGTTTTCTTTGCATTTACCTTAGTTTCAATATTTGCTAATTTATCACTTTCAGATAAAACATCTAACGCATCATAAATTTCGTTGGTTGATACTTTTGCTTCAGTCAATTTTTTATCAAGTGATTTACAAAATTTAGATAACTTATTGTTTTCATTACTTAACATAGTACTTAATCCTTCAACAAATAGTTTTGCAGTTTCTTTATCTTGAATATATTTGTTTTCAATTTCTTCATAAAACAAATACATTTCTTTGAAATCTTTATTTTCCTTTATTGTTGTTAAAATATTCTTTATCTCTGCTTTATTTTCTTTAGCATAAGATTCAGTTAATTTATTTAATAATTTAGTTTTGATAGCGCCAAATCTGTTCATGTTAATCGTTTAATATCTCTTTCAATTTATTTTCTATTTCATAAATATTCTGTTGTGCTTTATCCATATCAAATAAATCACTTAAATCTAATTCTTCTTCACCTAGCATACCTAATATTTTTGATTTTTTTGTTTTGTTACCTAAAGATTCACTTAAAGGTGCTGCTGGTGCTGCTGCTGCTTCTCCACCTAATGGTGCTTCAGGTGCTCCACCAATTTCTCCACCAGGTGCTCCACCCATATCACCACCACCTAACGATGGCATACCACCACCCATATCTCCACCACCCTCTGGTGATGCTGCTGCCATAGCTTTTTCTCTTTCTTCCTCAGGTATACCGTACTTCTTATCAACTTCATCAAATACGCCTGAACGCTTAATTACATTTTGTGTATTCGTCAATTCAAATCCTAATGCACGTTCTAATCTTTGTTGTTGTAAATCTAATAATACTTCAGAATCACTCATACCTAAAATGTTTTTCTTAGCCCATGTATGTGATACTGGTAAGATACCCATTTGTGATTGGTCAGATGTTGCGTCCTTATACAAAGTTACTTTTTCTTTCCATGATTCAATCTTTAATAAATCTGATTGTGTTGATGGGTTAGATAAAGACAATTGGAAATTATTTAATTCATCTTCCATACCCAAAAGGTATAAATGAATTAATGCAATTTTATTTAATTCTTGTATTAAAGATTTTTGTATCTTATTGATAGTTCTTGCAAAACGAATATCCATCAAAGCAAGATTCTTACCATCACCAACAACTTCTTCAAATCCTAAAAATGCTTTAGGAATACGTAGAGCAGCTAACATCTTTTTTTGGATGTATTCAATGTCCGCAATTTCACCTAAGTTCTGTGCACCTGGTAATGTTTCAATTGGATTAGCTTGTGATGGGTCACGTACAGGAATGAAATAATCTTGGTCTACTGCCATTTGATTATATCTCATATCTACCTGTCCGTTTTTGGGGTCTGCAATTTGGTCTCTTTTAAATTTATTTGCAACACGTTGTACGTATGGTTCAATATCCTTATCATCCATATTACCAACAAAAATCTTGAACACACGTCTTTCAGGTGCTCTTGATGTTCTATAAATTAACATTGCATCTTCTGCAAGTAAAAGTTGTTTCCAAATTCTTCTAACCTTATCCAACATTGAAGTTCCGTATGGTAATTTTCTATCGTCACCTAACAATCTAAAGTGCGCCATTTCCCATGCCTGAAATTCCATGTCTTTATTTTTCCAAGTAAATCTTAATTCTCTACTTGGCATTTTTTTATCCATTATTTGACCGTTATTCTTAGCGGCCGCTCCTTCTAATCTTTCTATTTCAATATTTGGTAATTGCTGACATCCAACAATACCTTTCTCAGGGTCAACTTTCAAATAAACAAAGTTGTCACCATACTTACATACACCACGAGCCCACATTTGTAAATTCGTGTTGATATCTAATTTATCTTTAAATAAATCTTCTAATATTGCTTTGATTCTATCTGAATCAGAAAAGATTGTTAAAATCTCACCTTTTTCTGACATTGTTGTTGATTCCTCCGAATAGATATCTAATGCAGCTGAAATCTCTGGTGTAAATTCCATAGATTCGTAATCATAATATGCTGCTAATCTATTAGGTTCATAATATACTGATTGATTGTAAAGCGATTGATCTAACTTAGCCCATTTGTCAGCAACGTAAGCACTTTGTTGTGCTTGTAACATAGCTTTTTCAAATTCGGTTCTATCGTCTGTTTTTAATAATTCGTTTTTATTGAAATTAAATGTTGGTGTATCTTCCTTAGATGCAACACCAGGAAAACCAAACATTCTTGTTAATTTCTGAAAAACTGTTAAATTTTGATTATTTGCCATTGTATATAAATACTTTTCTTTATAATATAAACAAAATATATATCAAATTGAACTCTATTTCCGTTTACCAAACAACCAATTATATTGCTGGTAGGCTTCTTTTTGAGATGTCATTTGTTCAGGTCTCATTCTTGTTGGTGTGCCATCAATACCCATTGAACTAATCTGGTCAAACACTGTACCATAAGAATAAAATGATTTTTGTGGTTCATACGTTCTTTCAGATAAAGTCCATGACTCCATCATAGCAACATTTTTTGCAGTGTTCCTTTCTAATTGATTAAAACATATATCACCAGCATACAAAGCCATAGATAAGCTCATAATAGCATCGTCATGTGATCCTTTCATATGGTCTGGTCTACCATTGATATAAACAAACGTATTCAGTTCATTTAATAATCTATTTGAACGTACTTGAAATCCTTTTCTTACTTGCTCTTCAAATGCTGCGATTATTTGTGTTCTTTTATTATTAAAATTCAAACCTGGTATTTTTTCTAGTGCTTTACGGTTATAGTCCCAAATATTTTGTGTGTTAACTCCATCAATATATAAATTTTTATAATTCATTTCTTGGAGTTTACGAGATGTTGCAATTCCCATACCGCCTGTGATATCAATTACAATAAAACATTCGTATAATATCCCCCATTTGTATGCGATTTCAGCTAAATTATCTGGTTCTATTTTTCCAACATATTCAAGCACCTGTTCTCTATCATCAAAGTCAACAATGTTAATTGATGAAAAGTCTTCACTATCTCCTCTACTCACGTCAACGCCCATAATATAACGATGACCTTGGATTGGTTCTTTCCATTGCCACATTGTGCCCTGCATGTATTTTTCTTTTGGTTCTCTAATTTGATTTTTTCTGATTTCTTGCTGAACATCACTTGGAATTACACCATCACCCGAACCGAGGAAATCACACTCCAACTCCTGTGCAATTTTACGTCTATCGAATTTGAATTTTTTAGACATAGATTCAAACCAAGATGAAAAAGGTTTGTATCCTTGTTCTTCATATTCACGATATTTTTTAATATCAAAGTCCCACAAAACAACTTCATCATCATTATATTGTTCTCTGTTTAACATATAATGGCATATATCATCACATTTAACCCATCTTAAATCTTTTGTATATCTTGGGTCTTTAAACCATCTTAAGTCTGTAATATGAAAGTCATTAATACCACGAACAGCTTGGTCATATACACCATAATAAATTGGGTCATAACCGTTTGGTGTGGAAATCAATATAATCTTACCACCCGTAGAAAGAGAGGCCATAGAAGCCGCCCAAAAGTCTTCACCTGCTTCAATATACGCAGCCTCGTCAAATATTAATATTGTTGGAGTAAATCCTCTCAACGCATCACCTGATGTTGCTACCGCTTTTACTTCACTACCATTATTAAGTCTAAATCTACTTTCTGAGTTTTTATCAGGTGAAAAACCAACATTCATCCACTCAGGCCATTGTTCCAAAAAGTGTCTGATTTTGTTTGCAAGTTCTATTGCGGTATCACGTTTGTTCGCAATACATAAAACTCTTTCAGGGTTTTCTGGTTTAGCTAATTGTAATTTTCTTGAAACCCATGCGGCTGTTACTGTAGACACACCTGCTTGTCTATATTTTTTTGTGATGTTTTCATTGTAATTTTCATAGTCCAAAATCAATTGCTCTTGGTCTTCGAATAATACTAATGGAACAAATTTTTTCTGTGTGTTATCGTAAGTTTGTAAGTAAGTTCTAAGAGCATACGGACAATCTTTCATAATTTTCGCATACTCTTTTAGTTGTTCTACTCTTGTATTCATATATATAAATACAAAAAAAGGGAGTTAAACTCCCTTTTCAATATTATCTAGTCTACACATATTCTCCACCGTCATCTTCATCATCTTCTTCTTCGTCCGATAATCTAATACCAGGAATACCTTTTAATAAATTAACTAAATCATCATCTTCAGTTTCTTGGTCGATATCGTCAAGCTCATCTTCATATTGTGACATTGCTTCTTCGTAATCTTCATTTGCTAACATCTGTTCAATTCCTTGTACTAATGTTGAAATGATATTTTTAGCTTTCTCAGTACCCTCCATAATTTCTTTCATCAAAGCCAAGAACTTACGAGCAGGTAATTTGTAGATGTATGATTGTACCCATCTTTGTAATTCGATTCTTTGGTCAGGGTCAACAACATCTTCTGGATGTGCTAATCTATATCTTTGCCAAATTGCTGGCCCTAAACGTAAATCCCACATTTCATAATCTAATACGTCTTCATGTTGTTTTACCATTTCAACAAAATTAACATGTCTAGGATTTGATGAATCATAACCAGGAAAAGCCATACCATGACCTGCTATAAGTTTTTGTAAACCTTTCATAACTTCATGGAACAAAACTGGAAAATTGATACCCGCAACATAAACTTGAGGTTTATTTAGGTCAATTGGATTACCTAATGTATCAGTACCACCGCCTTGTTCTTCACCACCTTCATCTCCATTATTTCCTTCTTCGTTATCATCATCATCACCACCCATGTCACCCATATCACCACCTTCACCATCTCCTTGTGCTTGAGGGAATTTAACTTCGGCCCTACCTGCAACCGAACTTGCTAAACCTTGAATTTGCATGTCAGATAAATGCCAATAATTTGTGTCATTTACAGCCATCATTGTAGCATATAAATCCATTATATTACTATCCGCACCTACAATATTATTTAATCCTTCTTGGAAGTATTTGTATAAATTATAAGCCGAATGTGCTGCACCTTGAATCATTGCATTTAACAACCTTCTTTTAGCTCTTTCTAAATTAAAGTTTTCTAATTTATCAACATAATCTTCTTCAACCTTTTCTTCCTCTTCAGGGTCAATATTCGGTGTTTCAACATCATTGTCATCAATTTCAGGCGCATCAGGATTTTCTTGGTCTTGTGGTTGACCGAATCCTGTATTATCAACACCTTGATTAATTGATACTAATTTAGCATGAATATTAACACTATCATGAGGGATTTTGTAAATATCTAAAACTGCTTGTACTGCAAATTTTTCTAATTCTTGTCTATGTTCAGATTCAATCTCATCTATCGCATATACTGCGTTATACATTAATTGAATTAAATTTTCACCTGGTTGATGAACCGCTTGTTTTACTCTTCTAATAACTTCTTCATATGTTTCCGAAGCTAATTTTTCTTGGAAATTTTGATTACCTTGCGCTTGTGGCATAGGTACCTTTTTTAGAGGTGTATTTTGAGTCTGTAATTTTGATTGTAAATCTCTATGGGGTCTTTCAGTAAACGGCTCCTCAACATCAATCATTTTTGGATTATCTGCATTTTCAGGTGCATTTTCATCATAATTCGGGTTAGGGCGTTTTACTGATACTGACCTCGGAAAATCCATTGGCATTTCTTGTAAGTTTTGTTCTAACAAAATTAAGAAATTCTTTTTAGATATACGCATTTTTTATTAAAATATTCTAAATTTATTTTTTCTTCTTCGCCTGTGGTCTTGGGTTAGGTTGAATACCAGGATTTAAAGGGTCATGTTTTGGTTTTGTACCAGGTTTAGTATCTGGTTTTGTTGTTGGCTTTGGCTTTGTTGTAGGTGCGCTTTCAGCTTGAGGGCCTGGACTAGGTTGAACACCTGGATTTAACGGGTCGTGCTTTGGTTTTGTACCAGGACTTGTACCAGGTTTAGTGGTTGGTCTTGGTTTTGTTGTTGGAGCACCTGAACGTTTCATTGTTGACTTAATTGCTTTTGATGTTAAAAAATCAGGTAAAGCATTTTTCTCAGCAACTTCTTCTTCGTTTAGTTTAGTTTTGATAAGTTCCATAATTTCATTTTTAGAAGTGAAGTTATGAAAATATTTGTTTTCTACCAAACCTTTTACCCAATTTGTTGTTTCATCTAAGTGTGAATGATCACATGTACATTTGCTAATTGCTTTTCCGCAATCATCACATGTTTTTTCACTTTTTTTGGATGTAGTTTTTTTATCTTTACTATCAATATTTTTGCTTTTTGTCTTTTCTTTAAAGTCTTTATCTTTTGTTGAAACTGCAGATTGTTTACCCTTTTTATCTTTTATTGGGTTACCATCATCATCATAAAAACGTAACAATTCATTAGTATCTTTTTTCTTATCAGTTTTTTTCTTTTGACCTTTTAAAATTTTGAAATCTTGAGCATCAATAACACCATTATGGTTTTTATCAATTTTCTTTTGATTACCTTTCAATGTTTCAGCCATATCTTGCTGACCTTCTTTTGTTGATACTGTGATTGCACCATCGTTACTTAAAGTTACAGTACCATCCTTAACACCAAAACCTTGTCCCTTTTGTTTAGCTGCGCTAACTTCAGAAGGGGAGTACACGGTATTCTTAACCGTTGATGTCGTAGCCTCACCTAGTAATCTTTCAGCAAGATTATTAATTTGTCTATCTGTAAAATTTACTAAAGTTTTTTCAGATATACCTTCGCGAATTAATCTGTTAATTAGTTCAATTCTTTTCATATTTCTTCAATTTTAATTTCTTCTTTTATAAGTTCAAAATCTCTTTGTGCTAATTTTTTTGTTACACTTTCTATTGACTCACCAAATTTGAATGTTATACGTTCTGCTTCAGCATCAAAATCAAATTTCTCCCATGCTAAAGCTATGACACCATCTACAGCGTCAATAACCCCAAAATAATCAGAGTTTTGTATGAGTTCTAATTGTAAATCTGTGTTTTTTAGTAATCCTACTAAGTTGATATATTCTATGTCAGGGGATTTGCTCCTAGATGTAGTAGAAGCGGGGATTGCAAACCAATCCCCATTCTCAATTTCTGTTGACTCGCTAAAAATGAATTCGTATTGCTTTTGACCTTTATAATCAGCTCCGATTTCATTGACATAGATAAGATGCATTTTTTAGTTAAAATATTTGCTCAAAGTCTCGCCTATTGCGTTTTTTATTTCGTCTAAATCTAATTCTTTAAGTTCATCACTTTCTTCTTCGCTCATTTCAAAACTATCTCCTTCTTTCATCGCATATTTTGATAAATCAATTTCATTGTTTGGTACAGGTGAATTGATAAATTCGTCTAATGACGCCATAGGGTCATTTTCATTCATTTCTGTTGGAGGTGCTGGTGCTTCATCAGATGGCATATCAGATGACATATCATCTGAACCAAAATCAGAATCCCCATCTAAACCTCTTTCCTTTTCTTCTCTTTCAAAACGTTTTGCTATTTCTTCAATATC